AGGCTGTTTATGACGCTGCAAAATCAAAGTACAAAAATTCCATGTTCACAGATGTCGGTTCTTCGCTCGGCGGTGCTCTCGTGAACTACGTGTCAAAACCAGAAGACAAGGTTGTCCTATATAATGCGGCGTTTACCCCGAATCAACTAGTTCGTCCGCATGTTAAAAATTATATTGTGGATAGAGACCCTATTAGTATTTACGTTCCAAGAAACGAAAATACGACCATCCTACCCAATCCGTTTAGCCCGGGGAAAGGTGTCAAGGACAAAGTAAACTTTTTGTTGAAGACACACAAAAGCGACGCGATAAAAAATGCAGAGATATTTGTGTAAAGATATTGTATAGAGATGTCTCAAACCCAAATAATGAAAAATGCAAACGCGATTAGAAACAGAGAAGAACCTAGAGACGTCTACATTACTCCTGAGACGCTTGTCCGACGTCACCTCTCGCTTTTTGAGGGGATGTCTAATGTTGTTGTATATGACCCGTTTCGTGGAAGTGGAGCGTATTTCAACCTATTTAGCGACTATTTTCCAAACTCAACCTACCTTTGGAGTGAGATTGAAGCCGGTCGCGATTTCTTTGATTTTACTGGTGATGTGGATATAATTGTGTCAAATCCACCATATTCTATTATTGAAAAAGTGCTAGATCGATGCTACGATTTACGCCCAAGAATGATTTCGTTTTTATTATGTGCACATAACGCAACGCCAAGACGAATTGAGATGGCAAATGAAAGAGGTTATTTCGTTTATGATTATACGATTTGCAGAGTTGACCGCTTCTTTGGCGTGAGTGTGATTATCACTTTGTCTAGAGATATATGTGAAAATGTAATCGGCGTGGATTCAACTAAACACAAACTATCCGTTCTACCTCGCCAAGTACAGATTCCAACACACGTGTGCAATCAGATTTAATTTGTTGAGAGGCTAGCTTCTCGGCTTTTTTGCGTGCGTACCTTTTCCGTGCTTGTTCGGTTTTTTTGGCTCTAAATTCGGGGTTTTCTTCTAGGTTTCTAACGTAGTATTCACGTGCTTGTTCGGCCTGTTTTTCTCTATATTCGGGGTTTTCTCGTCTGTGGGCTTCATATTCATTACAGTATTCAGAACTACCTCCGCGTGCCATAATTGTAAGTTTTCTAACATTGACTCCATTGTAAAATCCTATGTAATAACTCTCTCTTTCTTTTCTTTTTTCCAATGGACACTGTTCAATTTCTATGCATGTGGTATTTTCCACGCCATATTTCTCAAACAATCTATACGATGAACAATTTCCACACTTTCCATTCAACCATTGTTTAAAATGCGATTTGTGATGACTCCATCTATTCCTCAAACTTCGTGTCGTGCTTCCAACATAAACGTCTCCCACATCGCACTGTAAAACTGGAAGCGGAAGAATCATGTAAATAGTAGCCATGTTTAGTCTAATATATATACATGCATATTCTTCTAAACTGTTTCAATTTTTATTATATCCTGTTATAGTATTAACCACAATGGAAATAATAAAGCACGACGCTCCGAAACTTGGAAAAGTGGCAATGGTGTGCGATTGCCCAATTGACACACGTTTAGAAAATAACGGAGAGGCTGTTAAAGTTTGCTTCTCAAAGCCAAACTTCACTTTACTTTGTGGTGGAATGTCAAGTGGCAAAACTTCATTTGTCATAAAAGCTCTGAAAGGTTTTTTAAGAAAGACACATGAAGATATAATAGTGGTTATCCCTGAGGTCTCATTACAATCTATTAATCCATCGGACGACGTCTTCTCAAAATACGTCCCAGAAGACAACTTATACCATGAATTGAATGAAGAAATTCTAAATGAGATATACGGCAAACTCCAAGCCAACGCGATGGAAGGAATCTACACGATTTTGATTATAGATGATTTTGGCCACATTATGAAGGATAAAAAAATAGAAAAAGTATTACAGAAGATTGTTATTAAGATTCGCCACTTGAAAGTAGGTCAATTCTGGATTCTGTGTCAGAATTATTTTCAGATGCCAAAGAAGCTACGAGAGCTTGCTGTTAATATTGTGTTGTGGAACTCTTCCAAAAGCCAGAACGAGAAGTTCTTCATAGAACAATTCCAACTGGACACTGACCGATTCAATCAGTTGGTTAAGCAGACCCCAACAATGCACAATTATTTTATCTTGAACCTCAGATTCAAGCGCATATTTAACGACAGTTGGGATGAAATTAAATTTACTGATGAATGAGAACATTTTTATGTGTATATTCAATACAAATAAAACAAATGGTTGAATTATCAGAGACGTTCTTTATCCTCTTGATTACTGGGGGGTTTGCGTTTATGGGCTTGAGTGTCAGGTACGCGTTGAAAAGCAAATGCGATAAAGTGGAATGTCTGTGTCTAAAAATTCATCGCAACACTGACGAGGAATTGCCCGATGTTGAACAACCTCCTTCTCCAAATGCGAGACGAGATACTCCACACTTTTCAAGTATCTAAAGAAACTTTGCTCTTATTTGTGGAACAGGTACAACAACCGGTTCTGGTATCTTCTCAACTTTCTTCCGAATAGTTTGTTTTCGGGGAGGAGGAGGAACATCCTCCTCATCTGATTCCTCTTCCGATTCGGGCTCTTGAACTTGAACTTTTTTTGGTCTGGCCTTTATCTTCTCAGTCAACTCCTTCAACTCAGAACCATCGTCAACTTTTGGAACAGGTTTCTTTTTCGGTATTTTAGCAAGCTTGGTGCTTGAAGCCAATGCCTCCAATTTCAACCTCTCAATCTCTTCCTCCAACTCCTTCTTTCGTGCCTCTCTTTGTGCGGCCGCTTGTTCCTTTGCCTCGGTGGCCGCGGATTTTTTGGAATTTGCAATACGCGCCTCATTAACCTTCTTCATGCGTTCGGCCATAGCCTGTCTCTGTTCAACAGTGAAGTTAGGACTCTTACGAGTGCGGGTCTTCAAGATGGATTCTTCAACTGCATTAAATTCACTCGCGTTCGGTTCGGCTTGATTTTCCATTTCTTCTATATAGTAAAAATGATATTTTATTATAGAGAATTATCGCAATACATATGTTATGCCGGTCGTCACAGAATGGCCCATCGCCTCTGCTTCCTTCTTAAGTTCGCCTAAACTCCTCTGGTTAGGATTGTGAAATGTCTTGTAAGCATGGCGAATCAAATCCACGCCAACATTCTTGCCGAACATGGAGTTTAACATGGTAGTTCCACGTGATGCTGGGAACCGGCCGCCTTTGGAGTTTGAGAGGAGATAATCGCTTCCATTATCCGTTCTATCAATGAACCGCTTCAACAATGTTGCACATTCTTCATTAAATGGAATGTATTGTGTGCCGTATTTAGCAACCGTTTTATAAACATTTATAACAAACCTGTTCTGTTCCCAGTCTATCCAGTTGTCCTTCTCATGATTGTAGTTGCGAATCTTAACATCTAACCACTCAAGTCTGCGAGGAGGGAAGAAGCGCCCAATGCACAAAGTCAATAACATGAATTCGTTCAAAGCGTTCCTCTCAATATAGTTAAGATTCGTCTTCTCAAATAGATTCTGAGACTCCCGCATTTGTGCATTCCAAATGCCAATCATCTGGCTGTACGGTATCCAATTCTCCCTCTGTCTAGGAGTCATGATGCCCGATTCATATTGTTCGTTAAGAATCGTCTTCTCAACTTTGAAGGATTCTTGAATCGCTAAAGATTGTTCTGGGTTAGAAATTAGAACCAAAACGGCAGTCAAGATGCTAGTCTTTGTGCTGCGTGGCTTGTCCTTGATAAGTTCTACAATTCGGTCTTGATTCGCCGGAAACCAATCAGTGTCCAATTTGACGGCATTTCTAAACTCTGAAGTGTATAGAGTCCAAACTAGCGACGAATAGGTCTTGATTGTTGTATACCCGAGAGTAGGTCGGATGGTTTTAAAATAGGTTGGGACTTCGGATTTTGCGAGAAGAGGCATTGTTTTAATATATGGTGTATATATATATAATATATTTAAATAGTTTATAACTAGCCTTTCAATTTTGTGATTTTGGTACCCACTGTTCTGACTCCCAGATTTTATGTCCGTAGGATTTAAAGTGTTTGTTCCTCCCGTAATATGAATATATGTTGCCGCAGGAACAGATGTTGGAACGACCGCGTTTATTAAGTTGCGAATTAATGTACTCTTGTCTGAGTTTTAAAAAGTATTTACGTGTTAATGTAATTTCCATTTAATGAGTTTCAGCATTAAATATTTAAATAAGTTGAGAAGACGAAATACAAAAGAGAACCGCCTACGGTTGGTTCGGCGTTGCATTGTAAAATATCAAACTGTATTTTGTGCCAGACTCCAATGGAGTGTTCCAATGATAAAACAACCTACCGTCAAACATGAGAGGATGATGTCTAGCATTAAATTCAACCTCTCCACTTTGCGTTTCAACAACCAAGTTGCATCCTTCGTAATCTCCAAAAGAGACGATTACAGAGAGACTTTGATTAACAAGAGAGTCTATATGACGAGGAGCTACAACATTCTTGTTAACATGGATAGTTGTGAATTCAAATGGGACTATCTTCTCGCCGATTGAGAAGAGCAACTCAAATATTTTCGGATGTTTTAATGTTATCACTGAAGGTTGTATCTTGCGCGTGATGCGGTGTTTAATGAGGCCAAATGTGAGCGAACGATTGACGGGGATATTTTTGAAGCGATGTTTTACATTTGGAAATTTGATAGTTGAGAGGACAGAATGTAATTCATCAAAATCGTTGAATGCGTCTAAATATTGTGGGTAGGCCATACTATGAAATATATGGCGAAAGAGAATCGCCCCTTCGGGTTGATTCGGAACGCGCAAG